GTCGCCGGTCGCGGCAAGGGTTCGCTCAAGTGGGTCCGGATCGTGGAGCCGAAGACGGACAAGTACGGCCGCACGGTGGCGAAGCCGCCGACGGCGGCGGAGCTCGCCCGCCAGAAACGCGAAGAGGAAAACGTCGCCCGCAAGGTGGCCGTCATCCGGGAGATCGCCGCCGAGATCGTCAAGGCGAAACGGCCGGCCTTCGAGGATCTGCTGTTCTGCTGCTCCGTGACTGAGTGGCCTCGCGTCGACGACTACTCGGCGGGCTGGCCGAAGCGCGTCGCGGCCATTTCGAAGGCCCGCGAGGAGGGGCGGCTCCGGGAGTCTCTGGCGGCCGACTGCGAGGCGTGGCTCGTCGACTGGCTGAAACACCTCCGGCACTACCTGGACGTCCGGCGGCACTGGCCGGCGATCGCGGCGATCGCCCCGGTCTTCGGGCTCGACGCCGACCGGCGGCTCGCCGAGCGGGCCAAGGCCGACGCGGCGACGGACAAGGCGGCCGAAGCGAAGACAGGCAAGCGGGCGAAGCGCCCGAGAAAGGCAGGCAGGAAATGATGGATCCGATGGAGGCCGTCTGCGCGAACTGCCGGCACGCCTCGCAGACGAAGGGGCCTCTGGAATGCTGGCGGCGGCCGCCGCAGGTGGCGGCGGCGCCGATGCTGACGCAGGGCGCGGTCCTGGGCACCGGCGGCCCGGGCGGGCAGCTCAGGTGGCTGGTCAAGGCCTTCCGGCCGCCGGTCCGGCCGGAGGAGACGTGCGGGGAATTCGAGCCGCGCCCGGACCTGGTCAACTGATGGCCGCCAGAGGCGCGGGCGGGCCGCGGTGCTGCCGGACCTGCTTCTGGTGGCAGCCGCTCTCGCAAACGCGCAAGGGCCTGGTGGTGTGCAAGGCCCGTCGGGACCACGAGTACCTGCTGGTGACCGCGCCCGGCGACGGGTGCGAGGATTGGAAACGACGGCGGAGCCGTTCGTAACTCAGTCGGGCAAAGGAGTGCAACAATGACGCAAGACGTAGTGACGGGTCAGGCTCAATTGCCGGCCGGCGTGGAGTTCTCACCGGCCTTTGTCGAGCAGGTCAGGCGGCGGATCGGCTACGAGGGCCTGTTCCTCGCGAAGGTGCTGCTGGAGACCGCCGGGCGGTTCGATCCGGTCCTCACGTCGCCCGGCCGGCCGGGGACGACGTACAACGCCTCGGAGCGGATCGTCGCGGCCCTGAAAGAGGCGATCCGGGAGACGGAGCAGGGCCGGGCCCTGGCGCCCGGGCCGATGGATCGCAGCGGCCGGCCGGCGATCCCGCGGTGCCGCGTGCGGGACTCGTTCGACTCCTACGCCCACGCGATCGGGCAGATCGTGCTCAAGCTGAGCGTGGAGCGGCGACAGGTGACCATCCGCGTCCGGCACTGCGAGGACAGCCTCGTCGAGGCCCTGACGCAGCCGTAGGCGTGGGATCGGCGACGAGGCGGGGCCGGAGGCCGCCTGTTTGACCTGTGGAGGCCCACGGATGGGCGATCGAAGAAACGTCGAGCGGGTGCTCGCGGCGGCGCCGGAGCTGGCGCGGCGGCTCCGGGAGACGGACGTCACGCTGGGCGCCCTGCGCAAGGAGTATCGGACGGCGTGGCCGACGATGCTCAAGGCCCTGCTGACCCAGATGGACCGGGCGGAGTACCGCAAGCTCGCGGTGGCTCGCATCGCCCGGGGCGCCGTCAAGACGCGGTTTCGCAAGGGCTGCGCGGCCTGGAACAAGGGCCGCAAGGGCTTCTCTCCGGCGGGCTCGGAGAAGGGCTGGTTTCAGCAGGGCCACTTGCGGGGCTCGGCCGCCCGGAACTGGCGGCCGGTGGGGACCATCGTGGTCCGCTTCGACAAGCCGCCCAAACGGAGCCGGGGCCGCAAGAACGGCCGGCCGGGCCTGGGGCGGCGGTGGATCAAGGTTCGCGACGACGGCCCGGCGAACCGGCGCTGGGAGCCGTGGGCCCGATACCTCTGGCGGCAGCGCTACGGGCCGATCCCGGCGGGCCTGTTGGTGGGCCATGTGGACGGCGACGCCATGAACGAAAGCGGCCGCCGCGATCAAGGCGCTGGGGCGGGTGGTCATCACGTACGAGTGCATCGGCTGCGGGACGTCGCTGCCGGCGCCGCCGGAGCCCTGCCCGAAGTGCGGGGGCTTCGCGTACGAGGTCCTGCGGCGGCGGGCGGGCGAGCGGGTCCGCCTGGTGGGCGACGAGGAGGGCGGGCCGGCCGGATGAACACGCAGCGGTTCCTGGTCATCATCCTCTGGCGGCGGGCGCAGCAATATCGCAAGCCGAATCCCCCGTGGATCGCGCTCTACACCTCCCTGCTGGATCATCCCGCGTGGCTCGGCCTGGACGATGCCTCGCGATCGCTGCTCGTGAGCCTGTGGCTGTACGCGGCGAGAACGGGCGTGGACGGCCGCGTGTGGGGCGATCCGGCGTACCTCCGATCCGTCCTGCCCGTGAACGGCCCCGTCGATCTGAGGCCGCTCCTGGAGGCGAAGGACGGCGACGGCAACCCCTTTCCCTTCATCCGGTGGGAGGACGATCCGCCCTGCGCCCGGGAGGTGCGATCGGCGAAGCGAGAGGCATCGCGGTCTGCGAGGCGGGACAAGGCCAAACCGGCGAGAGTATCGGATAGGCCGCCGGCGACGGACGAGGCGGCGAAGCGTGAGGCGGCGAGGGAGGCCTCAGCGCGTTATCGGGCTCGGAAGAAGGCGCAGCGTAACGGCGTCATGCCGGGCCCGGCAGGCGTCATGAAAAACGTCATCGAGAGAGAGAGGGGGGGTAGGGGGGGAGAGAGAGAGGCACAGGCACAGGCACAGGCACAGACACAGAGACAGAGCGAGGCGTGTGATTCTCTGTATCCGGCGGAAGCGGAAGTTAGCGCGCGCACAATCTTAAGCGGAGGTCAGCCACAGGCACAGGGACAGGGACAGGGACAGGGACAGGCACAGGCACAGGCACAGGCACAGTCTCCGAAGGGTGCCCCTGCGATCGTAGGGAATCCTACACCTCCAGGGTCGATCCGCTTGGATCCGCCGGTTTCCGACGGCGTAGGTGCAAGGCGTTCCAAGGTCGGATTCACCTCGAAAGGGCCGTCCCGCCGGCGTGGGCGGGCCCGATTGCTCGGGGAATCGCTGCCGGAGACCCTGAAGGCCATGGCGGACCCTGTCAAATACGAGTGGCTGGCGGAGCTCTACCGGCGTCTGGGCTTCGGGTATCCGATGGACTCGCCGCTTGGGCGGCAGGAGATCGGGTCGTTTGCGAGCGTGTACGAGGCGCTGATGGCGGCGCGTCTGCCGGCGTCGGACAAGGCGGAGATCCTGGCGCATGACCTGGATTGGGCCCGCGTAAACGGCCAGAAACGGCGGAACCGGAAGCGCGGGGCGGTGTTCAACATGGTGCACAAAGAGCGGGTCGCGACCTATTTGGCACGGAGGGCCGGGCAGCGGTAGACTACGGCGTATGGGCAGACCGACGAAATACCGGCCGGAGTTTGTGGAGCAGGCCCGATTCGTCTGCGAATCGAAGGGGTTCACCGACGAGGACCTGGCGGCGCTGTTCCGGGTGAGCGTCTCGACGCTGGATCTCTGGAAGCAGCGGCACCCGGAGTTTTCGGAGGCCATAAAGGACGCGAAGGAGAATTTCGACGGGCAGGTCGTGGAGCGGGCGTGCGTGGCGGCGGCGAGCGGGTACTGGTACCAGGACGAGATCTGGGACCCCAAGACCGAGCAGATCATCCGGCTCTGGAAGTACGCCAGGCCCGACCCGAAGATGCTCATGGTGTGGATGCACAATCGCCGGGGCTGGCGGCTGCCGGCGCCGCCGCGGGCGGTCGAGGGGCGGGGGCACGCCCTGCCGCCGGGCGGGGATGAACCAACCGTCGACGGGGACTTCGCGCAGCTCGCGCGGGATTTCTTAGGCGATCGGTACGGGACGCGGATCCGCGTGCCGTCGACGGAAGTGGCGGCGACGCCGGAGGGCGAAGCGGATGAGTGAGACACTGCGAGCGCCGTTCCCGTGGCTGGAGACGACGAAAATGAAGTGTAGAAAGACCGCTGGGACAATCGATTGGGACCTGTTGGTCTCCGGCTTCATTTGGCTGGCGTGTTCGTTGATCTGGATCGACCTGCTCATCGTGTCGATCTTCGTTTGGAAAGTGCTGTTGACGGGGGCCGCTGTGACCATCGCGATCATCATGGCCCTTGCCGTAATTTTATGTTTCGGTAGTGTGATTACGGGGTGGCACCTATGAAGAAGGCGACTCTCACAAGACAATGGGTGCGTGACATTGATGGTTTTGCCAACATTGGCGACGACGAGCGGCAGGCCCGAGTCTATCGGCGGGATCCGAACCGAGCATACAAGGAGGGCTTCCAGGAGTTCCGGTTCTTGGCCGTTCCGCATACCATCAAGGGAAAGGTCTGGGAGGTGCACCCGAACGTGAACTTGTATGCGGATATGACTGGGCGATGCACGGGGGACTGCGGCTTTTGTATTGCCAAGGTGGCGTACGAGCGGCCGGAGATCGATTCACAATCCTACTATCGAGCGGCTGAACGGGCGATCGCCTTGCTGCGTGAGACCGGGATATCGATCCAGGTCACGGGCGGAGAGCCGGGCCTGAGCCCTTGCTTTGCCGACATCATCGATCTGATCGATTCTTGCAGGGTCAATCGCCCGGTGCTCAATACAAATGGCAGCTCGCTGACATCCAAAGTCATCGATCGATTGAATTCAAGCACATTCGAACACATCAACATCAGCCGCCATCATTGGGACGAACGGCGGGCGGAGCAGATCATGAAGCGGCGGCCCCCGTTGTCGAATGGGGAGCTTGGGGGGCGGATAAAAGATCTTCGCGTGCAGGTGCGGATGCAGTGCAATTTGATCGCCGGGGAAATGGATTCGGCCGATGCGGTGCTTCGCTACATAGACCGATGGCGGGCGGTGGGGGTGCGGGAATTTGCATTCGCGGAACTGACGCCGCTGCCGCGAGGCGAGTATTACCGGGACGAGATCATCGATTTCGTCGAAGCGCACCCGGTCGATATCGTTCCGATCATTGAGACCTTGACCAGAAATTGCGGTTGGCGGTTTCTGAAGTTTCGCGGCGGGGTTGCATGTTACTATGAGATATGGTCTTGGCGGGACTGCCTCATCCTGTTCAAGCGGTCGAATAATTGGTGGTTGTCGTACATCGATTCGATGCCGGGTCTGATTGCCGACTTCGTGCTGCATACGGATGGGACATTGGCCGGATCGTGGGACAAGGCTGTCAAGGTCATTGAAAGGCGACGAAAATGAAGTGGCGGACCGGGCAGAAAGGACTGTTCGATGACCGATCGCAGAATTAGCGGGCTGGGGTGGCTGGCGACGGGCCTGGCGGTGGCGGGGATGGTGCTCAACAACTATCGCCTCTGGCCGTGCTTCTGCGTGTGGATCGTCTCGAACGCGATCTCGGCGGGGATCCATCTGCACGCGCGGCCGCGGCTGTGGGGCCTCTTCTGGCGTGACGTGATCTTTTTGGCGGGCTCGATCGTCGGGCTCTGGCAGTGGACGCGATGATGGCGATTCTCAGTCAACCGAAGGCGCCGACGGCGGCGGAGCGGAAGCTGCTCGGGGCGAACGCGGCGATCTGGGCGGCCTCGCAGGTGAAGGTCGAGAGCGGCGAGCCGTTCTCGTTCGAGCATCACCGGTACCAGTTGGAGCCGATGTGTCTGGACCATCCGAAGGTCTGCTTTCGCAAGGCGACGCAGGGCGGCTTCACGCTGCTGGTCATGCTGCGGATGATCTTCGCCATGCTCAAGGGCGTCGTCAAGCAGGGGGTGATCTACGTGTTCCCGACGGACGTCAAGGTCTCGGAGTTTTCCCAGCTGCGCTGGACGCCGCTGATCGACAACAACCCGACGTCGATCGCGCGGTACGTCGCGCGGACGAACAATATCCACAACAAGCGCGTAGCCCGGGCGTCCCTCATGATGCGCGGGGCGCAGTTGACGAAGTCGATCCAGGGCCTGGAGCGGGAGTCCGTCGCGCTGCGTCACGACCCGGCGGACGTGATCGTGTGGGACGAGAAGGACCTCATGCCGGCCAACGCGATCAGCAAGGGCCGGGGCCGGCTCGGGCACAGCGATCTGAAGTGGGAGTGGGCCCTGTCGAACCCGACCGTGCCGAAGTTCGGGATCGATGCGGACTGGCAGGCGTCCGACCAGCGCCACTGGGCCCTCGCGTGCCCGGCGTGCAATCACTGGAACTTCCTGGAGATCGAGTACCCGAACTGCCTGCGGCGCGAGCTGGACGGCCGGGTGATCCGCGTGTGTGTGAAGTGCGCGCGGGAGCTGGACCTGGACGGCCGGGGCGAGTGGGTCCCGCACTACCCGTCGCGGTCGGCGGAGCGGGTCGGGTACTGGTGGAGCCAGTTGAACAGCCACTACGTGGATCCGGGCCTGATCCTTTCGGAAATGGAGGACCCGCCGGAGGGCAACCTCGGGGACGTGAAGCGGCTGCGGCTGGGCCTGCCGCACCTCGATGCGCAGCCCGACGTCTACCGGATCATCGCCTGCCTGATCCTGGAGGACTTCGACGCCCTGGCGACGGTGGCCGGGACCTTCAATGCGGAGCTCACGTGCATCGACAGCGAGCCGGACCTGCACGCCGCCAGGCGGTACCAGGCGGACGGGCCCGGCCAGGTGTGGCTCAGCGACTACATCGAGTCGGTCGGCTCGGCGAAGTACGACGTCGCGAGCGGGGTGGTCAAGATCAACCGGACGGAGGGCCTGGACCGGACGCACTACTACCTGACGAAGCCGGGCAAGCTGCGCCTGCCGCGGGCCACGCCGCTGATGCGGCAGTTCGCGAGCGAGTGCGCCGCGATGGCGAAGATCGTCCGCAAGGACCCGCTGACGGGCGATCTGAAATCGGTGTATATTTCCACGGGGGCCGACCATTTTCGTCATGCCTTTCTCAATTTCCTCTTGGCGGCGAAGCGGCAGAGCCCTATACTGCTGCGCAGCACGCACACGACCCCCAAGGGCGGACGCGACTTTGACTTGTTCCAGTAAAGGCGCGGCCATGAAGCCCTACGACTCTCCGACAGGCCCCGCCGGCGGCGACGATCGCCCGCCCGGCCGTAGCGACCACAATCCCGCCGACTGCCGGTCCTGCACGGAGTGGAACGACGTGGCCGGGGAGTGCTCGCTGGAGCCCGAGGAGCGGCGGCGGCTCTGCGGCTGGCGGCCGCCGAGATCGACCCGGACGCGGCAGCCGGACTGGCCGCTGTTCGCGGGGACGGCGGAAAGGAGCGAGCGATAATGGCGAGCAACTACGCGACCCCCTGGTCCTGGCAGCAGGGCGGCTCCCAGACGGCGCCCGGCGGGGACCGGATCTCGACGCCGTGGCGGTTCGGACAGACGGAGCGGACCACGTTCTCCCAGGGCGCTGGGCCGGTGGCGATGGCGCCGAGCCTGCTGGACCCGCGGATCTACATGGCCGGGCGGCAGGCGCCCGAGGGGGCGATGGGGTCGAATCGCCCGTACGGAAACCTCTGGCAGTCGGCGTCCCAGTGGATCTCGCGGATGCCGGCCCTGGTGGGGAGATAGGGCATGGACCGAGCCGAAGCGATCCGCCAGCTCATGGCGCAGCACGCAACGCTCAAGGCCGAGCAGGCGCAGCGCCTGAGCTACTGGCAGAAACGGGCCGAGTTCACGATCCCGCACAAGGCGGCGATCGCCTCGCCGCTGACCCCCGGGGCCAATGCGTACCGCGAGAAGTACGACGCGACGGGCATGCTCGATGCGAGTACACGTTCGAGGTCGACGAGCAGGGCTCGCCGGACACGGTCTTTGTCGAGCGGCAGCTCACCGCCGCGCAGGCCGCCAAGAAATGGGGCCTGAAGAAGATCGATCCGGAGCTGGCGGAGAACTTGTCGCGGCTGGACCCCGGCGCGTACACGGAGACGCGCAACTACGTGAACGTCTGCCGGCCGAACGAGCGGTGGGAGCCGTCCGGGATCGTGTCGCGGGGCTATCCGTACGAGAGCCTGTGGATCGAGGCGGGCAAGGAGCCGCGGCTGATCCAGAGGGGCGGGACGCGGCGGCTGCGCTACGTGATCTCGCGGTTCTGGCGGCCGACGGGGATGCGCTGGGGCATGGGGCCGACGGATATGGCGTACGGCCCGATCCGCTGCCTCGACAAGGCCTCGGAGATCACGCTCAAGTACGCGGCGAAGGCGATGGACCCCCCGCTGATCGGCCCGGACGACGGCAGCTATCATCCGTTGGACAGCTCGCCCGGGACGATCATCATGGCCCGGATGGGGGCGACGGACCGCGTCAAGCCGGGCTTCCTGGAGCTGACGGCGGACCATCGGCTGGCGCAGTTCCTGTTCGAGTACTACGGGATGCAGGTCGCGCGGGCGTACATGGCGGACGTCTTCCGCGTGCTCGCCGACCGCAAGCAGCGGACGGCCAAGGAGGTCGTGACGATCCTGGAGAAATCGTTCGACGTGGCGATCCCGGTCCACGCGCGGATCCGGATGGAGCTGTTCGTGCCGCTGATCCGGCTGTGCCTGGAGCTGCTGACGGAGTGGGAGCTGGGGATTCGCGGCTGGCGGTACGGTGGGCAGGCGCTGCCGGAGTACGAGTACGAGCTGGACCTGGTCTCGCCGCTGGCCCTGGCGATCAAGTACGCCGAGCTCCAGTCGATGAGCGATCTGTGGGTGTTGAACTCGCGCCTGGCGGAGGTCGACCCGGCCGTGTGGGACAACTACTCGCTGGACGAAATGAGCCGGGCGATCGGCGACAACATGGGCGTGCCCGAGTCGTGGAAGCGGTCCGTGACGGAAGTGCGGGCGATCCGCGAGTGGCGGGCGCAGAGGCTCGCCGAGCAGCAGGCGCTCGAGCAGGCCAAGCTGGCGGCGGAGACGGCGGAGAAGCTGGGCCGGCCGGCGGCGCCGAACAGTCTGCTCGCGGAGGTGGCGTGACATGATGGAGCCCGAGCTGACCGAACGGGACATGCGCGAGGCCGAGCAGGAGCTCGCCGAGGCGGCCGGGGATCCGAGGCTGCACCTGCAGCGGCTCGTGCAGCGGGTCTTCGGGACGGAGGACGGGCGGGAGCTGCTCGCCTGGCTCCGCCGCTACGTCCGGCACGGGCGGGCTGTGCTGGTCCCGGGCGAACCGGATAGCACGGCGTTCATGTTAGGCCGGCAGGACCCGGTCAACATCCTGGTGAACCTGCTGACGATGCCCTACGCCGAGCTGGTCGCGATGGCGCAGGCCGACTCCGGGCTGCCGAAGAAAGACGGCGTCGATCCGATGTGGACCGGGCCGGTGAACGACGATTTTCTCTACCCGAAAGGACCTGAACATGGCGATGCCTAAAGACCCCCCGAAGCCGCTGGAGGAGCCGGTCGTCCCGGACGGCCCGACGGCCCCGGCGCAGGCGAGTGACGCCTCCGCCGACGCGAAAGCCGACGGCGGCAAGGACAAGACCTCCGGCGGCCGCCGGCCGTATGACGAGATCCTGGCCGAGCTGAAGATGGTGCAGCCGCGCATCCACGAGCTGCTGACGGCCCTGGCGCCGCTGGCGGCGCTCCCGGACGACCCGACGAAGGGCCCGGGCGAGGTCCTCTACATCCTGGCTCGCGGCGGCCGGGAGGCAAAGATCACCTGCGGGCACATCCGCACGGCCCGCGGGGCGCTGGGGCTCCCCGCGTAAGGGGCCGACGGCCGAACGTCGATCGATCGAGTAACCCTGTACTTGGAGACACCGAACATGCTGCACGGCACGACACACCGTACGCGGGCCCTGGCCTGGGGCCCGCACGCATTGACCTATCGACTCCGCTTCTTCGCCGAGGAGCCGGCTGCCCCCGCGCCCGACCCGGCCCCGGCAGCACCGCCCCCCACCGAACCGCCTGCGGCCCCGCCGGCCCCGGGGAGCCCTCCGCCCGCGCCGGCCGCGATCGTCAATCCGGACGGCACCTATATCGACGGGTGGTTGACCCATTCTGTGGTGCCGGAGGAATGCAGGAACAACGCCCAATTACTGACCCACAAGGGCCTCGGCGATACGCTGAAGAACTGGGCGACGCTGGAGAAGCTGCGCGGGGCGCACGTCGTGCCCGTGCCGCCGGAGGGGGCCGACGATGCCGCCTGGAACGTCGTCCACGACCGCCTCGGCCGGCCGAAGGAGCCGACCGGCTACACGATGCCGGACCTGGCGGCGGCCGGGCTGGACCCGAAGGACGCAGCGCCGCCGGAGTTCATCGCCGAGGTGCAGAAGATCGCCCACACCGCCGGCCTGACCGATCGGCAGTTCGGCAAGTGGATGGCCGGCTACAACCAGCTCGTGGCCGCCACGCTCAAGGCGAACGCGGACGCCCAGACGACGGCGAAGGCCGCCGCGATGCAGCAGCTCGCCACGGCCTGGCCGGGGCAGACCTTCGCGGCGAACAAGGCGCTGGCCGCCGCGCACCTGAAGAGCACGGTGCCCCCGGCCGACCTGCCGGCGATCGAGGCCCTGGGCCTGCTGGACAATCCGATCACCCTGAAGTGGCTGCACGCGCAGGCGGTCCGGATGACGGAGCTGGAGCCGGACCTGGAGACGGTCGTGCCGACGGGCGTCGCCGCGGCCGCGCAGACCGAGATCGCCAAGCTCGAAGCCGACCCCAACGGCCCGCTCTATCAGGAGCACGATCCCGGGCATAAGGAGGCGGCCAAACGTCATCGCGAGCTGTTAGCCGTCGTCGCCCGGGCCAAGGCCGGGGCGGCCTGATCCGCCGAAACCGACAAGCACAGACACAAAGGAATTGACCATGGACATGACAGACGCATTTAACGAACTGCTTACGATCGTCTGGTGGATGGCGAAGGGCGCAGAGACCCGACAGTCGCGGCCCGACCCGCTCGTCGGTCGGATCGGGGAACTCCAGGAGCGGGTGAAGGTGGAAGGCCTCCAGGCGCCCGGGCAGCCGACAGTCACGCCGCCGCCGACCCCCGTCGCCGCCATTCGGTCGGAGGTAGCGGCGCGCGAGGAGGCGCTCGGGCCTGCGGATCGCTTTGTGACGGGCTGGATGGAAAAAGACGGTTATCGCGTACTGAGGACCTGGTTCAATTATGTGTCCTTCCTCCCACCCGACCAGGCGCTGGAGGCGACGGTCGAATTCTGCCGAAGGTATCGTACGATCGACGCCCAGACGCTCAGGCGCATCCTGAAGTATCAACTCAAGCTCGACTGAGAGTGCTTCGCTTTTTCTGGACGGATCGGACGAATTCGGATAGGATCGGATTCGCTCTTTGACATCCCCCCATCCGGGGGACCCGGCCGGCGTCGTTCGCCGGCGGTCGGGTCCGGTGCACGCCGAAAGCAGGCCGCCGACCGGGCGTGAAACGGTAGTGGGTGGGTCCGCCCTCACGGGCGGGGGACCCAGCGATCCAAGATCACATTTTTGGAAAGGCTGGGTCCATCATGGCCGGCGAACCAAACACCGTGTTTTTCAACGACTACGTGCGGAGCTTCGAGATCGCGTATCAGCAGCGGGAATCGAAGCTGTTGCGCGCGGTCCGGACCGCCACGCAGGCGGCGAAATCGAAGTACTACAACTACATCGGGGCGGTCGAGCTCGACGAGATCACGACCCGCCACGGCGACACGCCCCTCGAAGATCCGGAGCACCTGAGACGGCGGGTCCAGATCTCGCCCGCGGACAAGGGCCTGCCCCTGGACGAGGAGGACGAGATCAATATGGTCGCCGATCCGGGCGGCCAGTACATGCAGAGCCTCCAGGGGGGGGCGGGCCGGCGGACGGACCGCAAGATCTTAGCGGCCATGGGCGGCCCGGCCTACACGGGCGAGGAGGGGGCGACGGTCGTCAACAACTACGACGCCGGCGAGTGCCGCGTGGTCAATTCGGACGGGACGTTAGTCGCGGCCGGGTCCGACCACACGGATAAGACGGCGACGTACCTGACGATCGACAAGCTCCTCATGTGTAAGAAACTCCTCGGCAACGCCTTCGTGCCCGAGGAGGGCCGCTTCTTCGTCTGCAACGAGCAGAACCTGAACCAGCTCCTGAAGGACACGACCTACGGGTCCGAGGAGTACCGGACCGTCCGGAACATCAAGGACGGCAAGGTGACCAAGCTGCTGACGTTCGAGTTCATCATCATGGCCGACAGCATGCTGACGGCCTCGACGACGGACGTCGAGGCGATCGCCTGCTACGCCTTCCACCGGGACGCGGTGATCTGCGCGACCGGGGAGGGCAAGTTCGCGACGACGCTCCGCGTCGATACGCGGGTCGACAAGCGGATGATGCGGCAGTTCTACGCGAAGCAGTTCTGCGGCGCGACGCGGCTGAAGGGCCCCGGCGTGATCGAGATCTTCCTGAAGACGCTCTGACGCCGGCCGGGCCTCGGGCTCGGCGGTGTGACGGTGGACTCAGGAGGGTGGACTTTGGATCTGCAACGAGCAGAAATTGATCTCTCTGTGAAAGGAGTTCGCACATGTCTGCGGAAAATGTGGTTGCGACGATTGTGACGATACGGACGAACGGGATCGGCCCGCTGCTGATCCCGCAGCAGTTCCTGGAGGCGAAGATCTGCGCGCAGCACGCGTACATGGCCGACGAGCTGGAATCGGGCTCGACGATCAAGATCGCCCGCCTGCCGAAGGGGGCGATGCCCCTGGCTTGGCTGCTCGTGCACGCGGCGATGACCGGGGCGGTGACCGGGGCGATCGGCGACGCCGACGATCCGGACCGGCTCGTGGTGGCCGGCGGGATCAGCTCGATGGCGGCCGCCGGGACGCAGGTCATCCTGCCGCGCCAGGGCGACTATACGATCACGGCCGCGGGCGTCTACACGGCCGGGACGGTCGGGGTCGGCTACATCTACACGGCCGAGACGGACCTCTACATCACGACCGGCGGCGCCAACATCACGGGCGATACCCGCTTCGACATCACGACCGTCTACTCGCTCTGCGCGTGACGGCTGCGGCGGCTTGCTGTGTCAGTGCTTGCGGCGATGGCCGGGGCGGCGGCGGCTGCCCCGGCCGGATTTTGACAAGGAAAGGAGCTCTCGATGAGACCGAAACCTCTGACCCTCCTGGCTGTGATGGCGATCGGGGCCCTGCTGCCCCTGGCGCTGGGCGTCCAGGAGCTGGGCTACGACCGGTCGCGGATCCAGGCGACGCAGGGCACGACCTTTCAGGGCGAGTACCGCCGCGTGGCGGAGCTGACGGAGTGCCACGGGGACCCGGCGGCGGGCGCGCGGGGCCACGCCGCCCTGGCGGCGCTGCCGGACGCGAACTGCACGATCTGGGAGGTCCCGAAGGGCGCGAACTGGGCCCGCTGGCGGTTCGGGATCGATCGGGACGCGAACGTGGCGACGGTCCGCGCCCTGACCGGGCGCTGCCGTCTGAATCCGGGGGACGCGGGCGACGACTTCACGCTCGGCTGGCAGTGGGACCTGGTCGGCGGGGCGCAGGTTCGCACGGCCGACGCGAACTATTACTGCGACACAGTCACCACCACGGAGTATTCGCTGCAGGCCGGACGGACGGCCCCCAGGGAGGCCGACTGGATTGCCGAATACGAGGCCGACGTCAAGGGCGTGCAGTACATCGCCTTCTACCGGACGGACTCCGACCCCTGCCTGACGATCGTCATCGACGCGAGCATTTTCTGAGGCCTCCCATGTGCCGAGCCGGAGCCATCCTGCTGCTTGTCCTGTGCTGGGCCGGGCCACTCGCCGCGACCACCTACTACGTCGCGACGGACGGCGACGACGAGGACGCCGGCACGATTGGCGAGCCCTGGGCCACCATCGCGTACGCGATGAGCACCAGTTCCGGCGTGACGCCCGGCGATACTGTCTACGTGCGGGCGGGAACCTACAACGAATCCGTGGAGCTTCAACTGGACGGCACGTCCGGGAATCGAATCACGCTGCGGAACTACCAGGAGGAATCCGTGATCGTGACCGGCTGGAAGGCCCTGACCTCCTGGACGCAGTGCGCGGTCGATGAAGCCGGCCTGACCGTCGGTGGGACCACGAACCCCAAGGCGACGCGGATCTACAAGCACACGGTTGCGGAGGCCGACATCGGGACCATTGAGGCCGTGTGGATGATCGAGGACGTCAATGTCCTGCGCATCGCCTACGAGCCGAACCAGCCGACCGCCGCCAGCTACTACGAGGACCTGGGCAGCTATAGGGGCGTCGCCGACGAGGGCGGCAACCTCGGCCAGAAGGCTTTCATGGTGGACTCCACGAATTTCACGCAGGGCGACGACTACTGGAACGGCGCTCGGTTCATGCACTTCTGGATGGGGCAGAGCGTCCTGAACTACGGCTGGGGGTACGGCTACAGCACCTCTGTCAGTGATTTCGTCGCCGCCGACGATAAGCTGATCTTCGGCACACCGGCCCTGACCCAGAATTTCTACTCGACCGGCGACAAGTACGCCCTGCTCAACCACCCGCACATCATCGACGGCAGGGGCGAATTCTACCACACCACCACGCCCGTCAGCGGCAACTACACCCTCTACCTGTGGCCGTGGGATACGGACAACCTCAGCAATGGCAAGATCAAAATCTCCAAGTACGAGCAGGGGATCAAGTGCGCCTCCGGCAAGGGAGACTATCATACGATCCAGGGCGTCACGTTCGACGGCTACAGCGCGATCTACGAGAGGGCCATCGTCCACCTGAACTACACGACCAACAGCGAGGCCGTCGATTGCAACGTCTACAACTGCGCCTCCCAGGCGTGCGCCTTTCGGATCACCGCCGGGACGAAGAACACCTTCGAGCGGTGTGATGTCAATACCCTTGCCCGCCATCGCGGGATGTGGGCCTCCGACGGGGCGCAGGACGTCAACTTCATCGACTGCAACATCACCCGGACGCAGAAGACCAGCATGTATATGACCGGGGCGCAGGACTCCATCATCACCGGTTGCACGATTTCCGGGCCGCCGGGGGTCCACGGCAACAGCGGGCCGCCGGGGGTCCACGGCAACAGTCTGAGCCTCTACACCGGCTGCGACGAGATCCTGGTCGCCTACAATCAGATCATCAATGGCACGTTCGCCCTGACGCTGAACGCCTCCTCCAATATCACGGTGATCTCCAACGTGCTCGACGGCACGGAGGACAAGATTTTCGCTCAATGGTCCGCCTGCACCGGCGACCTCATGTTCTGCAACAACGTGGTCTACGGCGCACCCGCCAATAAGGACGGCTTCCACGCCAGCGGCGACAACTGGTCGAATATGTACGTCTACAATAACACGGTCTGCGGCGACGGCTGGGCCGGCAACCCGAACGTCTGGACCTCGCTGAACTGGAATGAGGACGAAGACTGGTTCGACCCGGGGGGGCAGCGTGAGGACAGCTACCTGTACGATGGTCAGAGCGGCCGGCCGGGGATCGCAGACCTCTGGACGGACGCGGCCAACGATGACTTCACGCTCTGCGAGGACAGCCTGCTCATCAACAAGGGCATCGACGTGAGCAGCTACTACCCGACCACGGAGTTCCCCGACTTCGATTTCACGAAGGACCTGGCGGGCAACCCGCGCGTCAACGGAGGGGTCATCGACATCGGGCCGTACGAATTCCAGGAGGTCGGCGCGACCGCGTACCTGCTATTGAGGAGCGCACCATGAAACGAATCGTCTGCGGAATCCTGCTGCTGATCCAGGCCCTGCCGTACGCGGCCCCAGGCAAGGATATGCGCTACCGCTACCAGATTACGACCGGGACGCTGGACAAGGAGAAGACGGTCGCAGTGAAGGATCTGATCGTGGCGGACGTCGGTGGGATTGAACCAAACGAGGTGACGCCATGAAGCGATTCCTCTTGATCCTACTGCTGACCTCGACGGCCCAGGCCGCCCTGCTGGAGTACTACATCGATCCGGATGTCGTTGGTGGGCTCGGTGACGGCTCCAGTTGGGCGAACGCCTACAGTTCACTGAACGCCTGCGAAGCCGCGAGAGCGCAAGACCTCACCGACAGCGGCGGCGATACGATGATCTGGTGGTGCCGGGCGTCGAGCGGCACGGCAGATACCACCGCCGTGACCATCGACGGCAATACGGAGGACGCCACGCACTACCTTACCATTCGAGGCTATGATTTCCCGAGCGATGGGGTCTACGATGCCACGAAGTACCGGATGCTCAACGATGATGCGGCGGCCGAAGCAATTTCTATAAGCGATACCTACACCCGATTGCAGAATTTGCAGGTCGTCGTGAACTGCTCGGGGACGAATACACGCAGAGGCATTCGGCGGTCGGGGTCTGCGGCTTCCGCTATATACATCAGCAACTGTCTGGTAGTCGCCGGTTCGAGCATGACTGGAACAGGTACGGCCATAGGGATTGCATGGGCCGATGCTGGATCGACTGTCACAATCTACAATACCGTTGTCAGCGGATTTATTTCTGCGAGTAGCCCTGCCGATACCGACTTTTACGGCTGCTTCCTATATAGCGGGACATGCTACCTATACAACTGCACGCTTTATGGCAATAGCGTTGGCATCGAGGCCGGTCCCTTTGCTGGGGTCGATGTGACAGTCACCAACATTATTTCCGGCAATGCCAATGATGATTTTGTTTGTACGCTCGGCACGATCACGATTGACTACTGCGCCTCGGACGACGGCGACGGGACAAACCCTGTAGCACCGAGCGGCGGCAACTGGGCCAACGAGTTCGTCAACGCGGCGGGCGGGAACTTCGCCCTCAAGGCTGGCGGCAACTGCGTCAATGGCGGGACGGACAATCCCGGCAGCGGGCTCTATCTCGACGACATCATCGGCACGACCCGCGTGACTCCGTGGGACATTGGGGCGTTTGAGATCGCTGGCGTCGGCGTCAAGTACTTCTTATTCATTGAGTGAGAGGATCAGTGGGAGAATATGCCATGGCCTATCGACTGGTGACTTGGCTCATCATTCTACTGGTGTCTGTGCCGGCCCTCGGCTGGGGCACGCTCGAAGACTTTACCAGCGGCTGGACCCACGTCGATACGGGGAACACCCTTGATGTGACCACCAACGCGCTGACGGACAACACCTACGTCTCCGAGGGGACCGGGGCCTACCACACGAAGAGCTACGGCAGCGGCTATTTCGGCGACTTCTCGATTCGGTGGTATGGGCAGGCGGACGCCTCGTGCAGCGCGTGGTCTGATTGGTACATGGGCTTCGCCAACGAGGTCGATTACTGGCCCGGCGTTGTGGACGCCGGCGACTCGCTCTGGGTCCGCATCCGCTGCGACGGCACCGCAGGCAATCAAGTGGCGGACATCGTCAGCGTCGACGATGGGACGCCGACGAACAGTGACGATATTAGCATCGGGACAGAAGGCACCAACTACTACTTCCAGTTCGAGCGGTCCGGTACGACCGCGACGCTGACGATCTGGACCGTGGGCTATGGAGATACCCTCGTCGACACGGTGAACCTGACCGCCACGAATACCACCTTCACATACTGCCACGCCTACAACATCCGCAGCGACGACGACGGCAATGTGCACTGGAGAATGAACGACCTCGATCTAACGGGGCCCGCCGGCGGCTCGGCGGTTCCCGCGATCCAGGCAGGCCATCGCAGAAGGAGATAAGACATGAAACGACTTGGAGCTCTGATCCTGTTGGTTCTGGCCCTGACGGGCGAGACAGCCGAACTGAAGCAGTCGACGGCGGTGGACCTGAAAATCGGGCCGTTCGTCGATGCAACCGACGGGGGTACTCCGGAGACGGGCCTGACCATCCACGCAGCCCACGTTAGACTGTCGAAGAACGGTGGGACGCTGGCCAAGAAAAACGAGGCGACGAACCCGGCCCACGACGCGAACGGGGTCTACCTCTGCAAGCTCGACGCGACGGACACGAACACGCTGGGGCGCTTGCAGATCTTTGTGCCCGACCCGAACTGCGCGTACGGGCATTGGGAGGCTCACGAGGTCGTCACGGCGAACTACTGGGACTCGAAGTACGCCTCGGACGTTCGCCAAGTGGACCTGACGCAGATCGGCGGCAACGCCGTGCCCTGCTCGGCGGCGTACGCGTTCGACGATCTCGCGACATCAGGGGCCACGACCCTGGAGCGCGCCATTCGGGGCGAGCTGGAAAAGGCGATCGACGGCGATCCGAACGCCGGCAGTATCGCCGAGCGGATCAAGACGTTCGACGACGCCTACACGGCGACGCGCGGGGCCTACCTCGACAACATCGCCAACGCCCTCCTACTGGAGTTGGGACTCTCCGAGATCGGGGACAAGGTCGTCGCGGACGTTGATGCGAACTGTACCGCCGTCGATGCGGTCCTGGCAAATGGAGCTCATGGAGGGGCTGCAACAGTCATTACGCTTCAGACTCCGATTGTCGCAAACTCTACCTACATGGCCGGCAGCGCCCTGCCCACCTCGGCGGCCAACGTATTCAGCGATCTCGCGACGGCGACCACGATGGCGGACACGGTCCGGGGCGAGCTGGAAAAGGCGATCGACGGCGATCCGAACAGCGGAAGCATTTCCGAACGGATCAAGACGTTCGACGACGCCTACACGGCGACGCGCGGGGCCTACCTCGACAACATCGCCAGCAAGACGGGCTTCAGCCTGGCCTCGCCCCAGACGTTCGATCTGACCGGCGACATCACGGGCAACCTGAGCGGCTCCGTGGGCAGCGTCACCGGGGCGGTCGGCAGCGTGACGGCCGGCGTGGACCTGGCCGACGATGCGATCACGTCGGCCAAGTTCGACGAGAGCACGGCGTTTGCGCTGGGCAGCGCCGACACCGGCGCTACG